AGAAGGCAAGATTTAACAATGCCGACTTCGGAACCATCGTCCTTTCAACGTATACTGTGTAGGAGGGCCGACGATGGCTACCGGCGGTCGCAAAACTCACCTTCAGGTCGTTCACGAAATCTCGGCGCAATTTGGCTTCGGCCAAACGTCGGGCGTCATCGGCGTTCTCCCGGCCGGGGCGATTTTGGGAACGACCCATCTTCTCGTGTCACAGGTCTGGAATTCGACCACGAACACGATTTCGGTCGGGACCACGGCGGGCGGGTCGCAATTGCTCTCCGCTATCGACCTCAAGACGCTGGCGCGCACCGATACGGTTGCGCCGGTCGCGGCGGCGGGGCCGCTGGCGGTCGATACGCCGATTTACGGCACGATTGCCGCGACAGGCGGCGCGGCGACAACCGGTGTGGCGACCGTTTGGCTCGATTACCTGCCCGGCCCTGGATAGGGGGTCTGCGGTGACGCATGGCGACGTTGGGCGACCTGAAGCAAAGGATCATCAGCGAGACGTTGCGTGACGACCTCGCCGACGATTTGGCTGCACAATTTCAAAACATCGTCCTGAAAAGTATAGACTATTACGAGAGCGAGCGCTGGTGGTTCAACGAGCGCCGACTCGTCACCGCCTGTGTGCCGGGGCAAGATTACGTCCCGTGGCCGACCGACGCACACATTATCGACGGCCTCTACCTTGAACAGAACGGCGGCAATACGCGGTGGCCGATCTATCCGCGCTCGATTGATGAATTCGAGGAGTTGGCGCAGCCGAACACGACCGGTCAGCCGACCGACTATTTGGTGGCGAATGATCGCGTCCAACTGTTCCCGATCCCCAACCAAGCCTATGCGCTGGCTTGGGATTTAATCGTCGCGGTGACCCCGGCGCTTACGTCTGACACGTCGTCAAACGTCTGGACGAACGCAGGCCAAGACCTGATCTGCGCGCAAGCCAAGCTGCGCCTTTATCGCGACTACCTGTCGGCGACGATGCAGGACTCCCGGTTGGTGCTGGCGCTGGCGCAGGAGAAGGACGCTTACGCAGGCCTGCGGGCGGAAAGCACCCGGCGCACCTCGACGGGAAGGATTCAGCCGTCATGGTGACGATCTTCCGCAACCGGGTCACCGCGCCGCTGATCGAGCCGACCGCGCCGCCGTGGGCGCAACGTTTCGCGCAACGGCTGCAAGATTATTACGTCCCGCTGCATCCGATATCGCCGCTGGAGGTGTTCGCTTGCAATCAGGCGGACCTTCCGAACCCGCTCGATTGGCGCGGCTGCATCGTTGCCGTGGTCGACCTGCAATGCCTTGCGGTCGCCCGTGACGGACAGTGGAAGCGGATCAACCTGGGGGCGCCGATCTAATGCCTTCCAGCTTTACCGCGTCCGCCCGCTTCACACTGCAAGCCACAGGCGAGAACAACAACACCTGGGGCGTGATCCTCAATTCGGGCGTCTTCCAGCTTGTTGACGATAACCTCAATGGGCGGCTGGGGTTTGCGCTCTCGGCGAGCAAGACCCTGACCACGGCGAACGGCGCGACCGATGAAGCGCGCATGGCGTTCCTCGACGTGACCGGGGGTAGCGGCGGGGCTATCGTTATCCCGCCTGTTCCCAAAGGCTACTTTGTCCGCAATGCGGCGTCGGGCGCTGTGTCGCTCTCGACCGGAGGCCCGACGACTTTCAGCCTGTCGCCCGGCGACGTGGGGCCGGTGCAGACGGACGGCGGCGCGGTCTATGGGCTGATGCTCGGCGGGAAGACCCTGCGAAGCTTCATCACGGACGCCGACCAAGCGGTCATTGACTACATCAATGCGGCGATTTCGGCGGGCGCCGTCAACCTGCCGCCTGCGGCCGGGAACCTCGGCAAGGCGCTGGTGGTGCGTCTGGTGACCGGGGTTGAGGCGTGGGTTCCCGACTTTCTGCAAATGACGGACGTGTCCGGTTTGGCCGTTTCGCTGGCGGCGAATGAAGACCGGGCCGTCGCTTATGCGCTGACATTGTAGGAGGCGACCTGATGGCGGTTTCGCAAAACAAGGTCGTCACCTCGCAAGGGCTGAACACCGGCCAAGCGGTCTGCGTCGCGGCCAAGACGACTTATAACGATGCGACGAACGCGGTTCTTTTGCTGACGGCCGGGGCGAACGGCGCGGTGCTGTACTCTTGCCGGGCAGTACCTCGGGCGACAGTGACGCCAACGCAGCTTCAGCTTTATCGGTCGAGTGACGGCGGGGTGACGCTTCAGCTTTTCGACCTCGCTTTGATGGCGGCTTACACAATGTCGCAAATCACGGCGCCCGTTCCGGCGAAAACCGACTTTCTCTATACGGAGGCGGCGCCGCTGCGGCTGAAGCCAGCGGAGCGGGTTTACGCGGCTATCGGCGTAGCACTGGCGGGCGGGGTCGTGTTCGACGCCACGGCGGAAGACCTCTAAGCCATGCCGCGCGTCATCGCCGCGAACCGCATTCCTCGGGTCAACATCGCCAACCGGCAAATCGGGGTAGCGCCCGCGTCGTTTGGCGTGACGCCTGCGTTAGCAGGCCTTGGGCTCGGTGGTGGAGTGTGGGCGGCGGCGGCGCCCGATGCGCGTTATGTCGCGACGGACTCGCTGACGGAAACGGTGATTGCTCAGATGCGGACAACGGGCGCTTTGCCTGCGGTTCCGCAAATCGGGCGTTGGACGGCAACGGGTGCGTCTTTTTTCCCGTGGTATACGGCAGCAATCAATTCGACCTATGCCTTTAGCAACAATCGCAAATACTGGGCTGCGGGCGGCGGCTGGGCGGCGTGGTCGCCCTCCGGGCCAAACGCGGGCGCCTCGCTGGCGGTCGGGTTTGTGCAAATGCATTGGACTCTTGGCGTGTCGTCATCAGCCATGACGCCGCTGACGATGGGCGGCGCTATCGCCAACCAAATCCCCAACGGGGTGAGCTACGCCAACGGCGAATTCCACTTCCTGACGAATGACGGCATGTGGTCATTTCCAGTGACCTCCGGGGCGCCGCCCGCGCTTTCGGCGAAGCGCGGCACGTCGAGCGTCGGCGGCTCTAACGTTTACGGGCAAGCGACGTATATCGCCGGGAATTACACCATTTGGGCGACGGCCAACGTCCCCACGGTTCCACGCTATGCAGCGGATCGGGCGACGTGGGTAAACTGTACGGTTCCGGCTCTGAATGGTGACGGCGGCGGGGCCGGGAACGGCATTTGCTGGATATTCAACGATGCGCCGAGAAGTCGGCTGGTCGCGATCACGCAATACGGCGAGATACTGACGAGTGTTGACGGGATTACGTTCACCAAGACGTTCACGCGAACGGCGGGCTCTACGACGCTGGGGCTGACGACGTGCTGGGTGTCGCCTTCGGGCAAGGTGTTTGCTTGCGGTTCGGGCGCGGGCAACGGCCAGTATTATCTGGCGGCGGATACCGGCTCGGCGTTCGCGCTGCAAACCGTGGTCCTGGGCGGCGGCAAGACGCTTATCTCGCGGGCCTTCGATGTGAACGGGACGGCGGGCGTGGTCGGGCTGGTGTTTCAGGCGGGCACGGGCACGCCAACAAGCACGTCGCTGGCGGTGAGCGTGGATGACGGCGTGACATGGCTGTTCGGCATGGGCGGCGACGGCACGGCAGGCGGGATCAACCTCGGACAAAATGTGGTGCTGGCGAACGAGGGTGTTTTCGCCACGGTGAACGGTTTGGCGTCTACCGACTTCGGGTCAGCGTTTGGCGACCGTCTGGCGGCTGATGTTGATGCGATGTTTGTCTTCAATCAGCTTGATAAGATGCTGATTGATGTTGCGGATGGGGTGACGAAAAAGCGGTTTGTGCGAGTGACCTGATGGGGAATACCGCCTTTCAGCCGCCGACCGGATTGACCAACGTGGACTCGGTGTTCAGCGCACCCGGCCGGTGGTCGAACGGCTCGCTGGCGCGGTTCTTTCAAAAGGGCTGGCAGGTTAAAGGCGGCTGGGAACGGTTGAGCCTTGAGAACCTCGGCGGGGTGTGTCGTTCGACCTTGGCTTGGACCGACGCAAGCGACTCCCTGAACGTCGCGTTCGGGCTGCACAGCGGCTTGAAGGTTTGGCAGGCCGGGTTGATTTGGGACGTGACCCCGACGCTGAATTTCCCGGCTGTGACGCTGGGGGCCAACCCGATTGCCACGGTCAACGTCTCAACCAACGTGACCGTCAGTCAGCCCGCGCACGGTTACAGCGTCGGGCAGGCGGTGACGATTAGCGGGGCGGTGAACTTCAATGGAATCCTACCCAACGCGACCTGGGTGATTACCAGCGTCACCGCGAATGCTTGGACCTACACCGCGCCGGGACCGGCGAACGCAACGGGCGTCGGCGGCGGCGCGGCCGTCGTGGTGCAGAACCAAGTCAACTTCATCCCCGGCCAAATCGACGGGACCGGGGGCGCGGGCTACGGGACCGGCGCGTTCGGGGTCGGAACCTACGGCACGCCTTCGACCGGCGATTACTTCCCGCTGACGTGGAGCCTTGGAACCTACGGCATATTGTTGATCGCCAATCCGCGTGGCCGAACGATTTACTCGTGGGACACGGTGACGGCGAACAAGGCCGCGCCTGTGACCGGCGCCCCTAAGCAAGTCACCTACACAGTGGTTACGCCGCAGCGTCAGTTAATGGCGCTGGGCTGCAATGAGGAGCTATCCGGCACGTTCAACCATCTGGCGATCCGGTGGTCGGACATTGAAGATATCAACGATTGGACGACGACGCCGACCAACAACGCGGGGGAGTGGATTCTTGAGTCGGGCGGCCGGATTGTTTGCGGCCGGATCATCGGCGACTTTGTTTATGTCTGGACCCTCGACGGATTGTTCCAAGGATCATTCGTTGGAGCCCCGGGGCAGACGTGGAAATTTGAACGCATCGGCTCCAACTGCGGCGCGATCAGCCCCGGCGCCCCCATCGTCAAATCGCAGTATGTCGTCTGGGTCGCGCCGGATAAGACTTTTTGGTCCTGCGGCCTCGGCGGTGCGCCTGCGGTGGTTGATTGCGAAATCCGCAACATGTTCTCGGAGCATGTGACCAGCGGCCAAGAGGACAAAATTATCGGCGCCAGCAACGCCACGTTTTCAGAGTTCACATGGTTCTGGCCTGACGACCGCGACGGCTTTGAATGCTCGCGGGCGATGAGCTTTTCAAAGGACGGTTGGTCACGCGATCTATTGGCGCGCAGCGCGTTCATTGACGCCGGGCCGCAGCCGTACCCCATCGGCGTATCGCCGACCGGTAGCGCCTATTGGCACGAGAAGGGGCATTCAAACGACGGCGCGCCGCTGACCGGCTTCATCGAGTCAACCGACTTCTACCTCGCCGAGGCCGAGGGCGGGGTGATGCTCAACGGCATTTGGCCCGACTTCATCGGTCAGCAAGGGTCCATTAGCTTGACCGTCTATACGCGGGAGCTTCCGCAATCGACCCAACGCGCTCATGGTCCGTGGTCGCTGGCGCCCGGCCAATCCCGGCGACCTATCCGCGTGGCGGGCCGGATTGCCCGCGTTCGGTTCGATTGGTCTTCCGCCCCAGCCTACGCACGCGGCGGCAAGTCCGAGTTTGAAACCGCGCCGATAGGAGGTCGCTAGTGGACGACGGTTGGCTGCATCAGGACGGCGAGCAAGCGCAACCGTTGCCGGATGACCCGACCTTGGTTCAGTGGGCGCGGTTCCGCGATCAGTTCGGCGAGGTCATTAAGAAGGACGGCGGCTATTGGACGCTTGACGATTTAGAGGCGCGGGTTGCCTCGCATCGGGCGTTCTTCTTTCCCGGCAAGGCCGCCGCCCTGGTGGGGCAGATTGACCTTTACCCCGGTGGCGAGCGCGCCTTCCGCATCCTCTGGTGGGTCGGCGACGACGCCGAGTGCGCCAAGATTCTCCCTGGCGTCGAAGCTCTGGCGCGCATGATGGGCTGCACCTCAATGCTGTTGGAAGACCCCGGCATTGATACCGGGGTTGCCGGTTACGAGCCGTGGACGGCAACCCTGCGGAAGGGGCTGACCGATGAGTAAAAAATCAAGCGTCGTCACTGACACGAGTCAGAGTCAGACGAACACCGCGACCACGACCCCGAACGTTCCCGGTTGGATTCAGCAACCGGCGCAAATCCTCGCCGGGGATATCGGCGGCAACATCACGGGCGGGTCGGGCGCCTACACGCCCAAGACCAATGCGCTGCAAAATCAAACGTGGTCGGACGCCGCAGGCCTGAAGGGTGCGACCGGCGCGGATTGGACCGGGGCGGATACCGCGCTTGGCAACGTCGGCAGCGTCGGCGACGTGAGCGGCGAGTCGGTGCTGAGTGGGCTCGATCAGTATTACAACCCCTTCAAGAACCAAATCACTGACCCGGTTCTCAACGATTACGACTTTCAAGCCGGGCAGACGCGGGCGGCGCAGGCGGCCGACGCGGCGAAGAATTCCGCATTCCAAGGTTCGCGCTACGGCGTGCAAGAGGCGCAAACCGAAGGTCAGTTAGCACGCGGCCGGGCGGCGACCGAGGGCGGCTTGCTCAAGGATATGTATACGCAGGCGGCGGGCATGTCCGAGGCCGACACGGCGCGGCGGCAGCAAGCCGACCTAGCCAACCAGACGGCGGCCGGAACCAACGTTGCAAACCAGCTTGAGGCGGCGCGGCAGGCGTCGGACCTCGCGTCGAAGAAGTCGGCCGAGAGCTTGGCGCTGACCGCCGACGACCGCGCCCGGCTGGCGGCGCAAGGCCTCGCGGGAACCGATCAGTTCAACACCGAAACCGGGATTCAGCAGTATCCCCTTGAATACGCAAAGAACATGGAGGGTCTGCTAGCCGGTCTGAATCCGCAGCTTTACACCGGGCAGACGATAACCGGGAGCGGCACAAGCACGTCTCACGGCACAGAGAACACGACGAACAAGCAAGGTTTGCTGGATTGGTTCGGCGACTTCGCAACCGCAGCCGCAGCGGGCGCCGGGAAAGCCGCCGCCGCAGGAGCATAGGCCATGCCTTACGACTTTGACCCGAACCTCTGGAAAACCCCGTCGCCTGCGGGATTGGACCCGCTCGCCCTTGCGGGACAAGGCTCGATGCCGTCGTTCGGGCAACAGCCGCAAGCGCCGCAAGCGCCGACCGGAACCGCGCCTGCGGGCGGTGGCGGTGGTCCGCTTGGCGGGCTGACCCCTGGCGGCCCGATGAGCGGCCTCGGGCTGTTAGCGAACCTCGCGCTCGGCAAGCACCAGACGACTGTTGACCCCGGACACGTCGTTGGACAGGCGCCGCCCGGTATGGCTGGGGCCGGGGATACGATTACTTCAATGCCGCAGGTTCACCCGGAGGGCGGGCCGCGACAGGGCGGGCTGTTGGAAGGCCTGTCACATGGGATGCTAGACGCGAGCGGCGTCGGGCCGATGCTCGGGCTCGCTGGGATGGCGGGTAAGAAGCTTGGCATTCCTGGCCTTGGCGGCGCGGGCGGCGTGGTCGGCGGGCTGGCGTCGAAGCTTGGAAGGTTCTTCTAAATGGCGGACGGCGGCGGCTTTCTTGAAGGGCTGAAGGAGTTGCTTCTAGGCGGGGCGGCGCCTGTGCAACCGCCTGTGTATTCTGAGAAGCCGTCGCCCTCGCCGATGACTGAACCGTGGTCGGAGTTGCCGCCCGGTGGGATGCCGCAACCGGCCTCGCCCGCGCCGACGCCGCTAGCGCCACAGCCCAAGCCGGGGCTGTTGTCGCAGTTAGGCCACTACATCACGTCGCCGGAAGGGCTGTTGACGATAGGGACGACGTTGCGCGCCGGGGGCGGCGACAAGGAAGCCTTTCAGGATCAGGCGCGAATTCTGAACCGCATGGATGAACAGCGGGCGCTAGGGCGGAAGACCGCTCAATAAGACGCAGCGAACAAAGCGTTCTGGGGCGCCTATCAGGATGACCCTGACGCGCCCGGCTTTAAGAAGCTGGATGAAGGGAAGTATCAAACCCTATTACAGCAGTATGGATTCAAGGGCGATATCGCCGCGCAGATGGCGGGCGTGAAGTCGCTTCGCGACGATCAGCAAGAGGTGCTTAAGGGCGAACGCGGCGGCCTCGACCTTGTTGACAAGCGCACGCACAAGGTCACGCCGATCCGCGCAGCCGGGCCGGAACATACCGACTTCGACCCGAAGCACGTTTACCTGATGCCAGATGACCCGAACGACGCAACACCGCCTATGCGGGTTCCGCCGCCTGCCGCCGCAGGGCTCGGCACGGAAACCCGGACGACGACCGGCGACACGGTTCCGCCGCCGCCCCCGCCGCCTCCCGATCTGGTGCAGCAGCCGGTGACGGGCGGCCCTGGCGCAGGCGCGGCGCCGACGCCCGCCCCGCGCCCGGCTGCGGCGCAAACCCTGGTCAACCATACGCCGCAGGACGCGGAAGCGTTGGCGCAGATGATGGTGCGCGAAGCCGCCGACCAAGGCCAGCAAGGCATGGCGGCGGTAGGCTCAGTGGCGTTGAACCGGCTGCGGACAGGTTACGGCGGTGCTAAGTCGCTTTATGACGTGATCCACGCGCCCGCGCAGTTCACCGGCATGAGCCGCACCGATCCTATTGACCCGAAGGCCTTGGCACAGGCGCGGGTGGTCGCGCAGCAGCTTTTGACCGGGCAGGGTGCGGACCCGACCGGGGGCGCGGTGAACTACATCAACAAAGACCTTCAGCTTGCCAACGGTGCGCCGATACCGGCATGGGCGCAGGGCCAAGGTCAGAAGATTGGGGCGCATACGTTCTTTGGCGGTCACCCTGGCACGCAGCTTCCGCTTGCCGGGTCGGCCGGGACGGATTCGCTTCAGCCGCAAGCCCCGCCGCAGGCCCAACCGCCCGCCCAACTATCGGGGGGGCGCTACCCGATCCCGGCTGGTTATGACCCGCCGCCAAAGGGTTATCACTACTTCCTGCCCGGACAGGGCAAGGACGATCCCGACAATCCCGAGTTGCCTGCGGCGTGGACCGGCTTGACCGGCGATGAGCTATTGAAGGTGATGCCCGCTTCAATGGCGACGCAGGTTAAGGCCCTGTCCGAAGGCCGCATGGCGTTCCCCAGTGGCTACGCGCTGACCAAGCCCTATTGGCAACGGATGATGAACGCGGTCGGTCAGTTCGACCCGTCGTTTGACCAAGCGAACCCGGCCGCCCGCGTGGCGGCGCGGAAGGATATTACGTCAGGCACTAGCTCGAAAACCATCACGTCGGCGAACACCACGATTGGTCACCTGTTCTCGTTTGATAAGGCGATTGACCAGTTGCCGAACGTGAGCGGGTTCTACGGCGCCAACATGATTAACAAGCTTCAGCGGTGGTCGGCGGGGTCGCAGGCCAACACCAGCGCTTACCGGGCGTTTGAAGATTCCCGTAACGCCCTGTCGTCGGAATTGACCCGGCTGTTCCGGGGCAGCGGCGGTAGCGAGGCGGACGTTGAACGGTGGATGCAGCGGTTCGATGAGGCGGACGGCAAGGCCAGCCTGCACAAGACGACGCGCGACCTAACCGACCTGATTCACTCGCGGCTGGATTCGGTGGCGCACACCTACAACGAGGCGATGG